AATTAAACTAGCACGAAGTCTTTACTCAATGGGAATGAAGGTTGCAGGTGTTTCTATTCTATGCCAAGACGCAAGAGTTTTTGATGCTATGATTATGTCTGGAACACCTTGCCCATACATGTCTGATATAGGTGAAGATGCTTTAAAACAATGGGAACAAAATCCAGATAGAGTTCCTCAAGGTAGCACTGCTTTAATTAAACCAAAACCAATTAAACAAGAAACAAAAGAAGGAGATATAGATGGTCTTAAAAATTTTGGTCTTATGGCTCTTGGTTTACTTCTCATATTCTAAAGCTGAAGATTGCTCTACTGACACTATAGGTTTATGTACTCCCTTAGTGACAGATATAATTACTGAAGAAAAAGTCATTGAAGAAGAAACTGATAGTACAGGGATCTATATAACCGAAACTACCACAACCACTACAACAACAACTACAGTCACAAATGAAGATAGTGGGGATATATTAGATGGCAGTAATGGATTTGTTTCTACATCAAAAGAGGGTGATATGGATATTGATTGGGGTGGGCAGGGTAGTGCCTCAATGCCTTCTGGTAGTTATTGTAATGAATTAGGCACAGATAAATGTGCTGAGATTACAGACAGTAATTTAACCACCTTTTATCAGCAAGTAGATATTTCAGAACTAGATATTAATTATGGTGGCACTACTGAATATACAATCAAAGTAGATAAACAAGATGAACAAGATAGCGTCTATATGAAAGTCATTGGTAGAAATGGAAATACGGAAGTCTTTAATGGTACTGATGTTTTATCAGCTTCAGGTGTTAATAGTGGATATCAACAATATCAAGGTAATTTTGATTTCTCAGGAAAGATAACTAATCTCATTATTGAAGTAGGGGGTAGAGATATTAATCTAGCGGTGGGAGTTCTATTTGATGATGTAAGTATTAATGTTTTATATAATGTTATTGAAACAATCATTACGCAAGAAATTACAAAGATAGAAACTTTTATTGCTTTAAACCTAGACCAACCAGAATTAATTGATGTCGCTGAAGATGTATTTAAATTCAATGATGTATCTAAACAAGATGATTTTATTATGTTTGAGCCTATAGAAGCTGAGCCAATGGAAATATCTTATGAAACTGTTGAAGCAGAAATAGAAGCACCTATTATTGAAGAAATAAAAATAGAAGAAGCACCTATGGAAGAAATCATAGAAGTTGAAATGGAAGAAGTCGTAGAAGAAATTGTAGAAGAAACTGTAGAAGAAGTTGAAATTGTAAAAGTAGATGAGCCTGTTGAAGAAACAAAAGAAGAATCCAAAGAAGAAGTAAAAGAAACCAAACAAGAAAAAGCCAACAAGATGATCAAGAAAATGGGTGATAAAGGTAAATATGATGCCAACAATCAAATAAAGACTTTAGTTGTAATGCAAGTTTTAGCAGATAGTAAAAGTTTCTTTGACCAACCTCAGCTACCACAGATACAAGGATTTTTTGATAATAGAACTTTGCCAGATGGTGAAATAATTGATAATAATATTTTGATGTATAATTTGTTTATGAATAATGATTTAGGACACAATGAATTAGTGGATTTACAATGGAAGTAGAATATCAAGGAATGAAGTTTAAAGGTGGTAAGTTCTTTATCATCTTATCTTTAATAGGTGCAATTATTGGTGGTGGTTGGACTGGCTACAAATTCTATGATGACTACTTAGATATGAAAGCCAAGATAGAAAGCTACACTGCACCAGATTTAAGCCATATTGATGAACAGATTGCAGTTCTTAAATCAGAAGTTTCAATGATATTGGAAGAAGTTTCGCTTATAAATGACGTAGTACAATCACAAAAAAATGATCTTAGAGATGACATAAAAACAGTTAAACAAGATACTAGATTACAAGATAGAATAATTAAAGATGTAGAAACTATGGTAAAAGATATGGATAGGCAATTACATCAAGACTTGAAACTATTAGAAGAAAAATTAGAATCAGATATTAGAAAAGCATTAAATAACCCATTATCAGGAGTAAAATAAATGGCAACACAAACAGAAACAGAAAAACAATTAAGAGAAGCAAAAAAAGAAGTTCGAGAGTTAAGAACACACAATCAATTTTTACTAGATAGATTGGAAGTTGCTCATGTTAGAACTTCAGAATGGCGAAAAAAGTTTAATGAAAAGACTATTGATGATTGCGTACTACAACAAAAAAATGAAGCAGAATACCAAGAAAAATTAAAGAAAGATAAAGAGTTAATAGAAACATTTGACAAACAATCACAAGTAAAGTTAAACAGTAATTTAAATGGCAACACAGGCTGAAAAAATAAACAAACTTGATAAAGAGGTATCTCTAATACAAAAAGATATTGAGATTATCAAATCAAACCATTTATTTCATATAGAAAAATCTATAGCACATATCAATAAAGTTCTTTGGACGGTTGGTATTCTTGTATTCTCAAATTTAATTATATTACTTAGAGATCTAATTCTTTGAATATTTCCTCTATATTCCTTTTGGGATATATGTGCATAGCAGGGGAATGTATTTCCATTAACGAAAAACACAAATCTGTAGAAGATTGCAAATTGAATGGAAGTTATCTAAAGTTTATGTTAGATGAACAGAATATTCGCAAATACTTTTTTGCTTGTGTAGACGCAACAGAATATGAGCAGTCCTAAAAAAATATTAGTCATTGGTGACACACACTTTCCCTATTCCCACCCAGATTGCATAGACTTTCTTTCTAAATTAAATAAATATTATAAACCAGATACTGTCGTGCATATCGGTGATGAAGCTGATTATCACTCTCAAAATTTTCATGGTGTAGATCCTGATCTACCTAGTGCCTTTGATGAATTAGAAGTCACCAAATCTTGGATTAAAAGATTAGAAAAAATATTTCCTAAAATGACTTTATTAGAAAGCAATCATGGTAGCTTAGTATTACGCAGAGCAATAGCTAGTAAGATGTCAAGACAGTTTATAAAACCCTACAATGATATTTTAGATGTTAACAAAAATTGGATATGGAAAGATAAACACATTGTAAAGACAGATAAAAATACTGTTTGTTTTGCACATCAGTTTTCTAAAGATATTGCTAAAGCAGTTAAAGAAACAAGTATGTGTTGCGTTCAAGGACACTTCCATACAGTAAGTGAGGTTAAGTTTGTAGCTAATGATTATTCTTTAAATTGGGGTATTTCTACAGGGTGCTTAGTCAATAAAGATAGTTTAAGTATGGCATATATGAAAGTAAATGTAGCTAAGCCCATTTTAAGTTGTGCTTTAATTACAGATGGCATTCCTGCAATTACTCCTATGGTCTTGAAGAATAATGGATCATGGGATAAAAACATTTATATATGAGAATAATTAAAGTGGGAAACCAAATTAGATTAACAATGACAAATGAAGAATTAACTGAAGTGACGCAACGCAATAGTATAGATATGCATATTGGTCACTTAAATGTTTTGCAACAAGACCTTAGTAAAGTTTTAACAGAACTATTACCTAAGATTAAGAAAGTGAGAAAAAAGTGAACATAGAAAAATTAAAAGCACAAGTCATACATAGTGAAGGTATCCGTACCACTGCTTACAAAGATACTTTAAATAATTGGACTATAGGCGTAGGTCATTTAATTAAAATACCTGATGAGGAATATTTACTAGATAAAGAATTAACAGATTTAGAAGTAGACCAAATATTTACCACTGACCTTAACCAAGCTATTGATGACGCTAGAAAATTTATTGACATAGATAATTTAAGTGAAGATGCATTTTTTGTTGTAGTGGATATGGCATTTAATTTAGGATTACCAAAACTAATGCGATTCCAAAATTTTCAACAAGCTCTGAAAGAAAAAGATTATAAAAAGGCTAGTCGTGAAATGTTAGACAGTTTGTGGGCTAGGCAACTACCGAACAGATCAAAAAGATTAGCTAAACAAATGAGGGAATCAAATGTTAAGTAAAATATTAAGTGGTGGTTTGGTTGGTCAAGTTGGAAAGATTATAGATGACTTGCATGTATCGGAAGAAGAAAAAGGACAAATTAAAATACGCATAAAAGAATTAGAAAATGAAATTAACTCTAAACAAATAGATGTAAATATTGCTGATGCTAAATCTACTGCTACTGATATTTCTGGTATCTTGCAAAGATCATGGAGACCATTAATTGGAATTTCTTGTGCTTTTGCAATCTTTTGGGAATATGTCGCAAAACAATTCACATTATTTTTTCTTGCATTGTTTTCTGTAGAAACTGCACCCTTGCCAAGTTTAGATTTAGATGCTTTGATGCCACTCGTTCTAGCACTCCTTGGCATGGCAGGATTAAGAACATACGAGAAGAAAGCTAAAATTACAAAGTAGAAAGGATACAAGATGAAAGATTGGATAATGAATAAAGTCTATTGGGTACTAGATAAATTAGATCCATATTGGACTTGGAATAATTTATGGAAACTAATTGCAATAATTATTGTGGTTTGGTTTGTTCATGGATTAATGCACTAATGATAACAACTACCACATCACTATCAGTTTTAATTAAACCAAAAATAATTGGTAGTAAGGGTAGAACATTTAAAAAATTATCATTTGGTAAAATACCAATAAAGAAACCAAAATTAAGAATAGGTAAAATAAAAAAGGCAAGATGATTAACACCTTGCCTTTACATCTAGTGATTATTTGTAAATATAACTTAATTCATTTGGACTCCATATTTGTTAATTGGAGTAATTATACCAATGCCCAAGAAATTTGAAACGATAATTTATTTAGAATTTCTTGACCACAGTTCCACATCTAATTTATGGCAATCAGAAGAAGAATTTAACCAAGATTGCGAAATAGAATTATGCAAAGCTATCGGATTTTTAGAAAAAGAGGACAATCTAGCTTTTTATGTATCTACAATGAAATCTAGGGGAGAAAAAGGCTCTGGACATGTGATTCTTAAATCTGCCTGTACCTATATTAAAAAAATACCTCAAAAAACCTTTTTTAAGAGCATAGAGCATGTAAATAAGGGAGTATTAATAGATACTCCCCTAAATATATAAAATACTCTGTAAACGCGTTAAAACGTTAAATTCCCCATATCTGCTTTCTTGCAGGTATGTTTTGT